ACAGTTCTTGTGAACTTCTTCTCAGTTGCCTGATCCTCAGACACTTAAGCTATGAATTGATTTTATAGCGACTTGGCGGCACGGGAAACCGTGCCGTCATTTTTATTTAAATTGAGGGACTTACGCCGATAGAGTTCGCTTATATATATGTGATTATAAATTGAGCACAATTTAGTGTTTTCAGCTTCTTTATACTATTTATGTTTGTTGATTCTCATTTATTTTGTAAGTTTAGGATGAGAGTAGAGGAGAAAAAGTATATGTCTAGTTTGCTTGAACAAGCTATCGTTGATGCAAAGGCTCTTAAAGAGGTGGCGATTAAGAATGCGGAGACCTCAATTCTTGAGAAGTATTCCGATGAGGTGCGCGTGGCTGTCACGACACTTCTTGAAGCCCCAGAAGATGAAGAGCCTTCCCTTGGCGATGAAACCATCGGGGACGAGACCCCTGGACTTGAGCTAGATGTCCCAGAAGCATTTGCGGACGGCGAAGAGTTGTGCGGGTGCCCAGACGAAGAAGAGGAAGTTGTAATTGACTTTGCTCAACTCCGCGCCGAGATGGACGCAGAACAAGAAGCAGGAGAGCTTTCCCTCCCGTCAGCCGCATCCGTTGTTGATACCGAAGGGGAGCTTGAAATCCCCCTCGCCGAGGCATCGGCTGAAGAAGAAGAGGAAGAGGCTGAAGAAAAAGAAGAAGAGGAAGACGACCGCGACGAAGCGGCGAGATCCCAAGGTATGATCACTGACATTGACCAAATGGTAATGACTGAAGATGAGGATGAGGAGCTTGACATTTCAGAAGAGAGCATTCAACAGTTAGCTAATATGGTCGAGGAAGAGATCCAAGAAGAACTTAAAGTTGATATGTGGCCTGTTACAGACGGCTGGCTTGGAGCATCCCAGGCTGAGCTTTCACATGCCCGAGATATGGAATTCGCTGCAATGCGTGCCACAAAGACAGCCGAAGAGCTGGAACAAGAAAAAGAGGCGGTTAAGGACTTAACCGAAAAGCTTACGACGACAACAGAAAATATGTCTAAGATTAAGCACGCCGCCAGCCTTCTTTATAAGAAGAGCGAAAAACAAAAAGAAATTATTACTCGAATTGGCGAGCGTCTAGCCGAGGTCAACCTCACTAATGCTAGACTGCTCTACGCAAACCGAGTTCTTGGTAGCAACTCCCTGAATGAGCGACAAAAGAATACAATTGTTGAAGCAATATCCAAGGCAGGTTCGGTAGAAGAGGCTAAAACGATTTATCAAACGCTTCAAAGCACAGTGATGGAAACAAAGCAGACGCAACGTGTTCCTAATTCATTGAGCGAAGCAGTGAACAATCGCGTTTCCCCATTCTTACCACGCCGACCCGAGTCTAAACCCCCCGCTAATAAGATGCTGATGGAAAAGATGCAAAAACTAGCAGGGATAAAGAAAAAAGTGATATAACAACATTATTCAGGAGTAAAGAAAAATGAGTATTTTAAATAAGTTAACAGAGGGTATCGTCAATCGTGATCTCTCGAAGGACGGAGCTGCTCTCATTAACAAGTGGGAACAGACCGGGCTTCTTGAGGGTCTTGATGACTATAACCGCAATACAATGTCCGTTCTTCTTGAGAACCAGGCTAAGGAGCTTCTCAAAGAGACCAGTACAATGGCAACAGGCGACGTAGAAGGCTTCGCCGCTGTCGCATTCCCGATCGTCCGCCGCGTGTTCGGTTCGCTTGTTGCACAGGAGCTTGTCTCCGTGCAGCCAATGAGCCTGCCGTCCGGTCTGATCTTCTTCCTTGACTTCACGGCGCAAGCCCCCGAAGTCTATGCTTTGGCTGAGATGCGTGACGACCTTACACGCACCGCGCCGCTTCCCTCCGTCTATGGTGGGAACGTCGTAGGTTCTGGGATCATGTCCGGTGTGGACTTGGTAAACCAGCCCATTGGTCCCGCCGGGATGAGGAACCTCAAGTTTGGTGGTTCCAACGCTCGTGGTGGTGCCAACTGTGCTGCGGCTAGCCTCGTAAGCGCCACGGCAATGACCGTTGTCAACGCCATTCCGGCTGGTGCAGCGGGTGACCCCCTTCGTGGGGCGGTTCGCTTCGATCCAGACATTCTTGGTGATACGCTTGGGGTTGGAGAGTTCCAGATCTGGCGTGTGGTTTTGAATATTCCCCCTGGACTTTCTGCCACTGGTACTTTGAATGGTGCGCCTAACGCCGCTCATCCTTTGATGACGCTCGGTGCTGCCATTCCTGCCGGTTCTATTGACCGCATGGTCGGTAACGATATGACCCTTCCCCAGCAGCTTGCTATGAGCCACGTTATGGTTCAGACCATTGCTGGTTTGGAGTACATTCGTCTTGTCGGTGGGCTTTACGCTGCCGGTGCTGGCGCTGACGGTGCCCTTATCAAGCGTCTTACACGCATTGTCATGGGTGTCGGTGGTGGTGGTGTGTACGGTGGTTCTGGTATGGACACAGTCGGCACGCGCTACTTGGAGTTTTGCATCTGGTCCCCCGGCGGCAACTTGCCTGTCCTCGCGACTGGGCAGGCTGCTAACGCCGCTTGTACCGTGACATTCGCCATGGACGAGAACCTTGCTGCCGTTGCCAACGTACCCGGTGCTATCGGTGGTGCTCTGGCTTGGGAGGAGGAGAACTCTGCCCGTATTGACGAGATCAACATTCGTGTTGATTCCGTTGCGATTACAGCTGAGACCAAGAAGCTGAAGGCTACATGGACCCCCGAGCTTGCTCAGGATCTTAACGCCTATCACAACCTTGATGCCGAGGTTGAGCTTACTGGATTGTTGTCAGAGCAGATTGCTCTCGAAATTGACGCTGAGATTCTCGGCGATCTTCTTCGTGGCGCTACCGCTGACACCTATTTCTGGTCTCGCAACCCTGGCGTCTTCGTGAACCGCCTCACAGGTACGGTGCTTGCCGCACCTCCGGCTTTCACAGGTACCGTCAGTGAGTGGTATGAGACTCTGATTGAAACAGTCAATGACATTTCAGCTCAGATTCATCGCAAGACGCTTCGCGGCGGCGCAAACTTCCTTGTTTGCGGTCCCGAGGTTGCCAACATTCTTGAGTTCACCGCTGGTTTCCGTGCCAACATTGTTGCGGACGGCGATTCAGGGATGGCTGGAGCGATGAAGACAGGTTCGTTGAGCAAGAAGTTTGATGTGTATGTCACACAGGCTTTCCCGCGCAACGTTGTCCTCGTCGGTCGTAAGGGCAATTCGTTCCTTGAGAGCGGATATGTATACGCTCCTTATGTCCCCCTCCAGGTGACACCTACCATCTTCGATCCAGACGATTTCACACCCCGCAAGGCGGTGATGACCCGTTATGGTAAGGAAATGGTTCGTCCTGATATGTACGGTCTTGTGATCGTGCGTGATCTGTAAGCCACAGATTAGATACTTCCTAAATTTGAAAGCCTCGCTTGTTTTACTACAGGCGGGGTTTTCATTTTTGGTTAACTATTTACCTTTGCCCTTGGAGGAAATCACACATGGCACTTCCCGTTCTCACACCAGTAAGCACATCGAGCAAATCCGTTTTACCTGAAACTGGTAATCCTGCCGATGTAAGCGCTGCACTTCCCTATTCGATTTATACGAATGCGAGTTACTGGGTAAAGCACGATACATCGACCCCTCCGATTCAGACGGATGACGGCACCGATGCAGTCGCTGCCTTCCAAGCTGGCGCCGCCGATGAGGTAGGATATGCTTATCGTAAGCTTGGCGGCGACGTTTTAGATATCGAGCTGGTTGCAAAGCAAGTTTATTCTGCCTATGAAGAGGCTGTATTAGAATATTCATATCTTGTAAACATCCATCAATCTAAGAACGTTCTCTCTAACGTCTTGGGCAACAGTACCGCTTCTTTTAATGAGGACGGGATGATACGAGAACAGCCGACTGGAGTAGGCGACCCTTCCAGCTCTCAGATAAATTCAGAGACTAATTTATCCCTAAAGTATCCTAAGTTTGATTTTGCTTATGCTCGCCGAGTTACCGATGGTATTTCTGCGGAAGCGGCTGTAGGTGGCGCCCAGATGGTTTATTCTGCTTCTTTTGGTGTTGTAACCGATCAGCAAGACTATGATCTACAGACAATTATTGTTTCATCGTCTAACGATCCTGCTAATGCTGCCTTTCCATACTTCGGGCAAATAGGGACTGTGACAGATGCACCCAAATTACTAATTAAGAAAGTTTTTTACAAGTCCCCTCGGGCAATGTGGAATTTCTATGGCTACTACGGAGGCTTCAACACAGTGGGCAACCTGTCTACTTATGGAATGTATGCAGACGATTCGACTTGGCAATTGGTGCCAGTCTGGCAAAATAAGGCTCAAGCTGTAAACTATGAAGATGCCGTCAATGTTAGAACTTCGCAATATTCTTATCAATTGCGGAACAATAGGCTTCGCATCTTCCCTCCTCCCACCTATGATATCCCGGCTGAAATGTGGGTGGAGTTTGTTATCCCCGGCGACACCTGGATTGAACAACCGGCAGAGAAGATTGGTATTGATGGAATTAATAATATGAACACAATTCCGCTACAAAACATCCCTTACCTCAATATTAACTCCATTGGTAAGCAGTGGATTAGGCGCTTTGCTTTGTCGCTTTGTAAAGAGACTCTCGGATTGATTAGAAGTAAATTTGGGTCTATTCCAATCCCTGGAAATGATATTCAACTTAACGGAGATGCACTAATCTCCCAAGCCAAAGAAGAGCTGCTTGCCCTCCGAGAGGAGCTAAAGACTACGCTTGATGAGCTAACTTACAGCAAGTTGATGGGTGGTGATGCTGACATGGTAGAGAACTCTAACAGAGTTATGACCCAAGTTCCTATGGGCATCTTTGTTGGATAGGGGGAAGAAGTAGATGGCTGATAACAAATGGTCGCAGCCCGACGCCCCCCCACCTCCTCTTTTCGCTGGCAAAAAAGAGCGTGATCTTGTTAAGCAGGTAAATGATGAGCTGATTGAACGAGTAATCGGACAGTCTATCTTATATTATCCCATTAGTATCAAAGACTCTAACTTTCATTCTCTTTATGGCGAGGCTATTAATAAAAGCTTCCTCCCCCCAGTGCGTGTGATGGCACTCATTGACTGGCAAGGTAGCGAGGTGGCTATTGATAGCTTTGGGTATGACAGGGTTTTCAACATAGAGATTTATTTTCACCGCCGCCGGGTAACCCAAGATCAGGATTTATTTGTTCGCGTAGGTGACTTTATTCAGTATAACCAAATGCTGTTTGAAATAGTGAATACGAGCATGAGCCGCTATTTGTTTGGGCAAGATGGGCAAGACTTTGAAGTAAAAGCAACATGCCGCTATGCAAGGGAAGGGGTGTTTAATGCCGAGTGATAAAAAAAATATTTTATTGGAAAAGATCGAAATCGGTCCTTCTAATTTAGAGACCATAGATTATGCCTTCAGTACTTGGATAGACGAAAAGGTGGATGCTTTTTGCACCACCAACGAAGGGTGGAAGAAAGTTCCCATTGTGTGGACTGCCGCTGAGCGATCTCACCAAATCAAGGCTGATCGCAGCAGACATGATTCAAACGAAAATCTTGTTTTACCACTCATTTCAGTTGATCGAGTTTCGGTAGTCAAAGATCTTTCTCGCAAGGGGACGGCTTGGGCAAATGTTCCGCCCATTGATGATTACCGTAAGGGCTCCCTTACCGTATCCCGCCGCATCAACCAAGACAAGACAGCCAATTTTGCCAACGCAGATTCTTATCGAGAATTTGGGCAGCTAAACTTTCGCACGCGACGGGAAAATAAAAAGATAGTCTATCAAACAATGACTATCCCCATGCCGGTGTATGTAACCGTAACTTACAAGGTTTCCATTAAAACGAGCTATCAACAACAGATGAATGAGATCGTACAGCCGTTTATGAATGTAGGTGGCGGAATCAATTATTTTACTATGGCGTATGAAAAACATAGTTATGAAGGTTTCGTACAACAAGATTTTTCTCAAAGTAACGAGGTCGCTAATTTAGATCTAAAAGAAAGAACTTACCGTACCGATATTGAGATCCAGGTTTTGGGACATCTTATTGGCGACGGTCCCAACAAAGAGACCCCCCATATTGTAATTCGAGAGTCTGCCGTTGAAGTAAAGATGCCCCGCGAAAGGGTTATGCTCGGAGATGAAAATCCATTTCTGAAAAAAAATAAGAAATATCGTCCTTAAAAACCTAGCATAAAACTTTGAATAAACTATCCGTTAGCAATCACAGAGACTATTTATATAAGAAATGATTACATATTTAACAAACGCCGCGTTTTGTTGTATTATGTAACACGAGGAGAACAGGAAATGTCCGTAAAAAAGTATAAGTTTGTATCGCCAGGTATCTTTATCAAGGAGATTGACAATTCACAACTTCCGCAGTCGCCAGCTAACATTGGTCCGGTAGTTATTGGTCGAAGCGAGCGTGGTCCCTCCATGCGCCCAGTAAAGGTTCACTCCTTTTCCGAGTTTGTAGAAGTTTTTGGAAACCCCATTCCCGGTGGACGCGGCGGCGATGTTTGGAGAGATGGTAATTATACCGCCCCAACCTATGCCGCATACGCCGCCCAGGCATATTTGAGAAATGCCAATCCTGTTACTTTTGTTCGCCTCTTGGGCGATTCCCATATCAACGCTCCCTCCCCTGGTGGCGATGCTGGCTGGCAATATGCTGCTACCGGAAACCTCATTACTCAGAATCAAGGGGCTTATGGCTTGTTTGTGATGTATGGTCAGCGCGTAACGGCTGGTCCTGGTACTGCCTGGACTAACTGTGTTGGTACTTTAGCTTCTATCTTTTATGTGACTGACGGCGACCAACGTCTTGCTCTAGCTGGAACTGCCATCGATCAGACCGCGATGCCTGATGGACGGGACGCAGGTGTGCCTGCCACTTCTACCTCGGTCTGGATCGAGCCGACCTCGGGAACCACCTTCGCTTGTGCGGTTCGTGATGAGACACCGGGCCCCGGCACAGTTCTCGAAACAATCAATTTTAGTTTGCAAAGCTCAAGTGCTGCATGGCTCCGTGAAGCCTTCAATACCAACCCCACACTTACAAATACTGCTGTTACTACAGCACCGAAGGGATATTGGTTGGGTCAGAGCTTCGACACCGACATCGCAACTTTCTTGAGCAACAGACTCGTCGCTATTGCAGCGCTCGCCGGAGGACCCAACGAGATCGCTACTGCTGCTTGTCTTATTCCCTTATCTGGAGATGCAGCGAACGGCGGCAACTTTTCGTATGATGCCACGGGCGCTTCTACCGGATGGTTCTTTAGTCAGTTTACTGTTGCCCCTGGCAACCCTACGGACACGGCACGCACACAAATCAAGGATGCCGAGGAAACCTTGGGAGCTGAAAATCTGTTTAAACTCCACGCTCTTCACAGCGGTGCATGGGAAAGTAAAAACCTAAAGGTATCTTTGGAAGATATCGCCGCCCCCACAAACCCTTATACCTTATATGGCACCTTTTCTGTTGTGATCCGCAGGGCGAACGATAAAGACTCCGCTCCGTCTGTAGTCGAGAGGTTCTCTGGAGTAAATCTTGATCCAAACTCTCCTGACTATGTTGCTCGCCGAATTGGTGACCGCTACAGTACTTGGAGTGACACAGAACGCCGCTACATTGAATATGGTCAGTTTGTTAACCAGTCCAAGTTTCTAAGAGTGGAGGTAGCCCCCGACGTCGAGCGCGGAGTCGCTGACAACACTCTCCTTCCGATGGGGTGCTATGGTCCAGTTCGCTTTAAGAATATTACAGCAATTAGTAATAATAGCCTCGCTAGCTCCAGTGGTTATTCAGTGTTACCGTCTGCCGCCGCCGGTACCGTCTATGAATATCACCCCGCCGGAACGGGCGGTACGATTGCCACTGGTCCGACTGCCGCTGTGGGCTCTTACACGAGCACCGTTCTTACGATGCCCGAGGTTCCACTTCGGAGTAGTTCTGCTGATGGTGACTTGTCTGATCCAACGCAAGCCTTTTTCGGCTTACAGACCGTTGCAAGCGGCGCTAGCCGCATGTCGCAAGATTACTTTGACTTGACTATGATTTTGCCCGATCCCGACAACGTAGGCAACACGCCTAGCGGCACAACGGGCGAAACACAGTATTCTAACCTTTTCACCTTAGAGGACTTGGTTGGTGTCGGAACGCCCGTCACGAGCGCGACCTATACGTCTGGTAGTTTTACTGGCGGAACATCCCTGGCATCCGTAGGGGACTACACGAGCCCTCTAGCGGCTGGTTACAACCGGTTTACGGTGCCTCTTGTTGGGGGCTTTGACGGCTTGGATATTGTGGAACGTGAGCCATTTAGAAATACAGGCTTGAGCGGTCAAACCGAGCTTAGCGACTATGCCTTTAACAGCGTCAAGAGAGCCATTGACAGTTGTGCGGAGCCTGAAGTTGTAGAGTGCAATTTGATGACGATGCCCGGTCTTACCGATCCGACTCTCACCACCCACATGATCGATGTTTGCGAGGCTCGAAGTGACGCCCTTGCAGTTATTGATTTGGAAAATGATTATGTCCCCAACACAGAAAGTACAGCCCTCGAAGCGGCGCGAATGCCCGACGTAGCGCTGGCGATTTCTGCTCTTCAAACACGAGGAATCAACTCCAGTTACGGCTGCACATACTTCCCATGGGTACAAATCCGCGACACTATCGGGGGTCAGCTCTTGTGGGCTCCCGCCTCGATTGCAGCGCTTGGCACGATGGCGAGCAGCAGTCGTAAGACGGAACTTTGGTTTGCCCCAGCGGGCTTCACCCGCGGCGGTCTTACGGAAGGTTCCGCAGGTATCCCGGTGGTGGGAGTAAGCGCCCGCCTTACCTCGCGTGACCGTGATAACTTGTACGAGGCAAACATCAACCCCATTGCTTCCTTCCCCAGTGAAGGTATTGTAATCTTTGGTCAGAAAACTTTGCAGGTGGTTCCATCTGCTCTTGACCGAATCAATGTTCGTCGTTTGATGATTTACTTAAAGAAGTCAGTTTCCCGCATGGCGGCTACTGTTCTTTTTGACCAAAATACGAAGGTTACATGGTCTCGGTTCTCGTCGAAGGTCAACCCCTTCTTGTCTTCTGTCAAGTCCCGGTTTGGTATTACCGAATATCGCCTTATCCTTGATGAGACCACCACGACCCCAGAGCTTGTTGATAGGAACGTTGTTTATGCAAAGATTTATCTCAAGCCCGCCCGATCGATTGAGTTTATTGCAATTGACTTTGTAATTACAGATTCGGGTGCTTCGTTTGCTGACTGATCTAAGAGGATAAAAAAATAGAACCTTTCTCTACTTATTAACAAGAGAAAATTTCAGGGAGAAAATAGTAAAATGAGTTTTTGGCATGACGCAACAGGATTAGATCCTAAGAGACAGTATCGGTGGGTGCTGTATAATGACCACATCCCACTCTACACGCTGAAGAAGGTCAACAAGCCTAGCTTTACTGTGAGCGAGTCAACCCACAAGTATCTTAATCATACTTATTACTACCCCGGTAGAGTTGAGTGGGAGAAGATCAGCATGACATTGGCAGACCCGGTTCAACCCGATGCGGCTGCTACAATCACCAACATTATCAAAAACTCAGGCTACACCCCTGCGGTCACTTCTGACGATCTCCAAACGATGTCTAAAGAATTCTCCGTCGCCGCTCTTGGTCAGGTTTCAATTCAGCAAATTGATTCCGAGGGCAACGCTGTGGAGACTTGGACTCTCTGGAATGCTTTTGTTACAGCCGTGAAGTACGGTGACCTTGATTATGAAGGTGATGAAATGACCGACGTGGAGATTGAGCTTCGCTACGACTATGCCTATCTTGAAACGACTGGTCTCTCCACTCAGGGCGAGAACAGCTTCTGGGATCCCGGCACATCTCCCTGATATCAGAAAGTAATAAAAAAACTTAACATATCCCTGTATTTTAGGTAATATAGGGATATGTTTTATGTAGCTTCTCTTATGAGAAGAAAAGAGGATAATAATGCGTAATAATGATGAACGCTCCGGTGCCAAGAACAGGCATCAGAGTACGCCTCCGCAACAGGCAACAGCTCCAAAACCCCCTCCAAACGTTGCCCCTCCCGAGTCGTTCCCTTTGGATTTTGTAAATCCCACCTCCTTTGTAACGCTCCCATCTAAGGGGACTCTATATCCCCCTGACCACCCGCTTCACGGGGTAGAAGAATTAGAAATCCGCCAGATGACAGCAAAGCAAGAAGATATTCTTACATCGCCAACCCTTCTGAAGAAGGGCGTTGCTATCGATCGGTTTGTTCAATCGTTACTCATGATAGACCTTAATGTCAATCAGCTCCTTATCGGCGATAAGAACGCAATCTTGTTGGCTGCTCGCATTGATGGTTATGGCTCGCATTATAAGACTGCGGTAGTCTGTCCGTCTTGTGGCGAGAGAGATGAGCATGAATTTGACTTGTCAGATTATCAGGCAGAACTGGAAGAAGAGGCTTCTCCTGCGGCGCTTCCCGAGAATGTCCACATTAATGAAAATGGGAACTATCTTGTGTCGCTTGATATAGGCTGGGAGGTCGAGATTCGCCCCCTTACTTCCTCAGACGAGAAGCGAATGGCTAAGACTCTTGAGCAAAGGAGGAAAGCAAAGATGCTTGAATCTACCCTCACTGAGCAGCTTCGCACAATGATTGTTTCAATCTCAGGACACACTGACCGGGGGGTTATCAATAAAGCTATTAACATGATGCCCGTTAAACAATCCCGAGAGCTACGAGATATCTACGCCCAGGTGGTACCCAATGTAGACCTGAAGCGCGACTTTACTTGCAATCATTGCGAGCATGAATCGCGAATGGAGGTTCCGCTCTCCGCGGAGTTTTTTTGGCCTAGATCATAAATATATGGAAACAGTTTACGAGCAGTTTTTCTTTCTAAAATATTATGGTGGATGGAGCTTTGTTGAAGCATATAACCTCCCCATTGGTTTACGAAGCTGGTTCCTCAAGAGATTGTCCAAACAGTTAGAAAAAGAAGCCGAAGCCAGCCAGAAGGGTTCCAAAGGCAAGCGATAACTGGTTATGATAAAACCGATTAGTCTAAGGGCTTTTCGGTTTTTCTTTATTGCGGTCTATACTATTTATTGTGAGTAGTTGTCGTTTGTGAGGGATTATACTATGGAAAAGGAAATTGTACCAATTGAAATTGATTTAGGCGCGGCTCGCAAAGGAGCGGTGGAAGAATCATTTCTTGCCATGATGGGCGGTGCCATTGAGTGGATTATGGGATCGATGTTTGGTGGAAAGAGCATCCCAGTGAAAGTAAAGGGCACCAGGGGTGAAGTAAAATCTTTCACAAAAGCCATGGGAAAAGAAAAAAGATATATTGAAGCGGCAGCCAAATATGGCTTGAACGACCCGCGCACTTATAAAAACAAATATGAATTGAGGAAGGCTGTCTCGGGCTTCGAACAACAAACAGGTCTTAAGTGGCCCTTTGAGGGATGACGCTAAATAATGGCTGATAATCAACAGGCGATGTGGGGGAAGCTTCTCAGCACAATGGCGTCCATTGAGTCTCATTTGGCTCAAGCCAAACAGGCGCAGGCTCAGGGCAATGTCCAGAAAGCAGCCGACATGGCAGCGGAAGCCCAAAAGCTGGACGCCGCGTATGTGAGGCTGATCGATTCGGAGGAACTCCTTAAACAAGGTTCAGAGGAGCGCCTCGCTAACCTTCGAGACCAATTAACCACCCAACAGAGGTTGCAAGACTTAAATCAGGAGGGTGCTAAGGAACAAACTGACATCCTTGAAGCACAAATCAAGCAGCACGAGGAACTAAACAAGCAACAAGGAAAGGCAGACACAACTGTAAAGAGCATTTTAAAAACAACGATGGGGATCACCGACTTAGAGATCACCGACACTGGCTTGGGAATGTTGTTTAATTCTACCAACTGGTCCCATCTCGCCGCGTCACTGAAGGAAACTTTGACGCTGAGTAAGTTCGGGGCTTCCATGTATCTTAAGTTTGTACAAGCCACCATGATGCAGATCGTCGCCCTAGATCAATCTCGTGCCTCCATGCAACGAGCTACTGCGCTCGGTGCCGGTTATAATGATATGCTCTCCGACAACGCCAACGCTCTGCGTAGTGTTGGCTTGGGCTATGCGGAAGCAGCGCAGGGCATTATGGCAGTACAGACAAATATGAGCAACCTCGCTCTCTTAAGCCGCGAAGCTCAAGCAGACCTTTCTCTCGCTGCTGCTGCCAATGAACAGCTTGGTATTAGCGCTGATGTGACTGCCCGTAACATGAATACGATGATGCAAGCAATGGGCATGACCACAGAAGCCGCTATCTCGCACAGTAATGAGTTAGCAAGTCTGGCTATAAGTTTAGGTCGCCCGCCCCGACAAGTTGCAGAAGATTTTGCCGCCGCTGCCCCACAGCTTGCCCGATTTGGCTCACGCATGACAGGAGTTTTTGAAGAGTTACAGATTCAAGCCGCCGCGACTGGTGTCTCGATGCAGGAATTGCTCAATATCGCAGAACGAATGGATACTTTTGAAGGCGCAGCCGAGGCAGCTGGTCGGCTCAACGCGATTTTGGGAGGAGGGGTGCTCAACTCTATGGACCTTCTAGCCGCCGAAGGTCCTGACAAAATAAGATTGATTCAGGAGGCATTCGGGAGAGCTGGAATAAGCATGGGTGAGCTAGATCAACGCACTCAGCGGTATGTAGCATCTGTTCTAGGCACTGACGCCCTTCAAGCGAACCGGCTTCTTACAGGCTCTATAGGAGATCAAGAAGCCGCGCTTCGGAGCCTTCGTCTAGAAGAGGAAGACCTTGAAGCCCAACGCGAACAAGCAGCGAGTATCCAGCAAAAACTTACAGCATTGATGTCTGCATTTGGCGTTGCGGTTATGCCCCTTGTTGAAATGATTACTGGAGTATTGACCCCACTAAGCCAACTTATAACAAAGAATAAACTATTATTTCAGGTTTTGTCGTCTATTGTCATCGGGTGGAGCCTCTATCGTAAAATGATGATGGCGCGAGCGGCATTAGCAGCCGCCGAACTCCCCACCCTCGCCGCTAAGACGCTGGCATACAAGGAATTAGGCAAGGCTAAAGCCAAAGCCGCCGTCGCCGGTCGTGGCGCGGGTGCCGGGGGGATCCTGGGCATCGGCGCTATTCCCATATTGCTAACCGTCGCCGCTCTTGTTTTGGCAATTGGCGTTGCCATTGGGGTCGCGGCTTTTGGGATGAGCAAACTTGTAGAAGCTTTTGCGGACTTTGCAGAGGCAATAAGCGTAGAAAAGATGCGAGCCCTGGCAATGCTCGGGATCGCCGCCCCTGGCTTTCTCCTCGCCGCCGCGGCATTACCTTTCCTGGCACTGGGCATCGGCGCCCTTGCTGGAGCATTAATGCTTCTACCCGAACAAAAATTAGTCTCCCTTCAGGGATCATTTGAGGCAATCGATGGCGCAATAACTGCTGTTGCAGAAGCACCCGACGCTCCCTTAAAGATTATGGCAGTGATTGATAAAGCTAGCGAACTAGCCGATAAGCAACTTGAACTCAGGACAGATGTGCTGTCTGCCACAGCTGACATGATTACAAGCACCTTCGCCGAAGCCTTTGGCAGCGAGGGGCGAGCAACCCAGGATGTAGTTTTGGTACTGAAGGATCGCGAATTTGCCCGCGCCGTGAATGCAGTAGTAGACCACAACTTAGGCGTAGTAACGAGGTAGTCAAGAATGGATGAAGACGATGACATGACTTTTACTTTGGCGGAAGCCGAGGGTGTCGATATGGCGTTTACACAAGAAGAAGCAGATGCCATTGCTGAAGATGATATTGCCGTAGACTCTACCACTGGTGTGGGAGTCTTCCGCAGCACTAGCGGAACAGGTGGCTTTCAAGACCCTTCGGACTTCCAGGCAAACGAGCTACAGCAATTCATTGAGTTTTATCAGTTGCCTAGCGGTAAGTCGGTTCGCTTCAAAGCCTTTGTGACTGGCTTCAAAGATAAATTCACGTCCGAGTGGAACAAAGAACAGTTGTTCGGGAGGATGGACCCGATCCAGACTTTTAAAAGCACTCAGCGTGTCATCGATCTTCAGTGGGAGGTTCCCGCTGCTTCCTTGCGCGAAGCCCGTGCCAACTTGAAACGAGCATCTCTTCTTTTCAACATGCTTTATCCCGCTTATGATTCAGGCGGCATTATGACAACGCCACCCTTATTTAAGTTAAAAATGATGAACTTGATTCAGGATAGCTCCTCTGCTGCTGAGCCGGGGGGAACCGCCAAGCACGTTGGCTTACTTGGGACTGTCGGGGGCTTTGAATATGATCCTGATTTTGACGCAGGCGTTTTTCATGCCGGTCCCGGCAAAATCTACCCCCAGGTCATCCGCCTTTCTTGTACTTTCACTGTGAATCATACCCATATAATCGGGTGGGATAAAATGGGAAACCATTATGATAATAATAATAATTTCCCGTATGGTGACGGCGCTCGCTCGCCTACAATTTCAGCAGCGCTAGAAGAAGTGATGCGCGGCACTGGGTCCCCTGACGCTGGCGATGAAGCCGCGGACCAGGGACTTGAAGCCGGGACCAATGAGGCAGTAACGAGCAATACAGCCACTGCTGATGAGCTTGCGGCGAGCGAATCAGAGCTTCTTGGAGAATAAAATAACATGTCAAGATATAGGAAAAAAAGCCCACTTATAAACGACGAAGGCTCTTATGTTAATGTTTTTGAGGAACGTGGGGTAAAATATATACGCCAATATAGCACTGCTAATTTGCATCATCCTACTGTTGCCCAGCGAGCTAAGCTTAAGAGAGTCAATCATGTTTGGAAGCTTGGAGATCGCTTTTATAAGCTAGCCCACCAGCATTATGGTAATGCAAAGCTTTGGTGGATTATTGCCTGGTATAACCAAACACCTACAGAAGCTCACCTTACTGTGGGGCAGGTTCTTAAAATTCCATTCCCTTTAGATGACGTCCTGTCGTTATTGACCAACAAGTAAAAAATATGGACGAAGACGAAGAGACACCAGACGAAGGCACTCCCATCGCTACCGGAGGAGATCCGATTGAGGATGATACTCTCACATCCTCCGTTACTTCAGCAACCGCCGACACGGTCACTGATTCCGCGGGTGTTTTCGGCTTGACGGTCGCCGAAGGCGTTGCCGACGTCGCTGAGTTCTTTGGCGCCGACGAGACTGCGGCGGAACTTAGAGAAACTGCCGCATCTGCCGCGAACAGCTTGGATTCCATGGGTGAACCTCCTCCCTCCGAAGAAGATCTCGCTGGCCCCGATAACGTTATTGAAGATCTTGAAGAGCGGGAACAAGCGAGGAGTTTCCAAGAGCAGTGTTATTTACTTTACAATTGGACAAAGTTTGCAGGATTCAATCGCGACGTGACATATCGTCGTTTTATGAAAATTCACGACGGAGGGAATTCCCCCTCGGAAATGCTGAATGCGATGACGGCAGCACCGAGCCTCGCTCAAGCAATCGAAGAACTTCCTGCGGTATATTCATCGCTTGTTCCTAAAATACGTCTTTACAAAAGTTATATCCCAACGGATGATATAAATGCGGAAGCAGTGGACGTAGAGATGCGCTTTGATAACTTCACTTCAGATGTACACGAACTGATGACCACGGAGGCAGCTCACCGAGGTCAAGGCGCAGGCATAAAGAGTTTCGAGTTTAAGAACACCGGGAACATGCCTGGCGCAGCCGTGCGCTCCCTGGAGGCAACGCTCTCTCTTCATCTCAACTCGTTGAGCGATATCGAGGTAGTGAGAGCCCACCCCCGTGATAGCGCGACCGCTGATGACGCCGCTCTAGCACTTTTAGAAGACACAGAACCGGTAAGGATTATAGACCTCTTTACTCCATCCTCTTCTTTAGGGAAGAACAACACGGGTTATAATCGCCATCACTATCGCATTAAGGCTGTCGTCGGATGGGAGACTCCTGCGAAGGCTATAAGTGGTCAGGCTGAATTGGAGACACTGCGGGACTTCACGGCTCGCACAAGCCATACATTTTTTTTAGAGCTAATCAATCATGAACTGGACTTAAAAGAAGACGGCACTGTAGGAATTACTATCTCTTATATTGCAACTTTGGAAAATGCTCTACGCAGCGCCCAACCAGGGGACAGTGATGTTTTGTTTGGAACGCTCCCCCACGCTCAACAGCTTCTCATTACAGCCGAACGTCTAAATACCGAAGCCCAGAGAGAGGCGATGCAAGAGCGTGTTTCACAAAGAGGGTGCGAGGCACAAGATCGCTCACGCCTTTCTGGTCGGAATGAAGAAGCCCAAGCCGAAGCAGGGCGCGAAGCCAGGGACGAAGCGTCCGCAGGGAACGAAGCGCGAGAAGAAGCACTCCAGGCGACGGAAAATCGGCAGCGCATGACTTTATATCAAAACTTTTTAGAAACACTTGTAGAGTCACATGGGCTAAGGTACATTGATGTGGAGGGCGAAGAGCTTGGCGTTGTGAGTCGTCGTTTATCAATGAGCGACTGGGGCAGCGTTGCGCTGCGAACTGCGATGACTCTTAACGCCACCGCTCCTGCTGGTGCGCTCGGTGGTCCCCTGGGAGCCGCCGAGCACGTTGCTGCTATCCCCAACGCCGCCGAGGCAGACCTTGAACAGCGCAGCCAAGGACAAGTCACCGCGACCGAAGCCGCCCGCCGTAGAGCCGCCCGCGGAAGTGATGTCGATATTGCTTCACGCATCAGAACAGTGAGATATAATTTAGAACACACGGGACGCGCTGGCAACCTTACCGTCTGGGAAGGGAGAGG